GAGACTGCATACTTGATATGATTAAATGCAGGCGGGGAAAATGGTACACAGCTTGGGTGATTGGGAGTTATCCTTTGTTAATGGAAAGAGCTAGACTAGAGACTATGCTAGGAGCTAAAAGTATTTTTATAGATACGGACAAAGAAACGTGTTTAAACCGTGCAAGAGATAGACCGAAAGAGTATCAACAGTTTGTGGAAGATTGGTGGAATAAATTCCAACCCTCCCCCTCATAGTAGAATTTTAGAGAGTGCTTGGGGACTGGAAGGGGATATACAATGTCGCAGAAAGCAAATTTTTGAGATTTTTAGAAATCGTTTTTCCAAGGTGTAAAAAGTTGGTGATAGTAATCAATAGAAAAGAAGAATTACAAAAAGTATTTTTGGAACTCAATGAATCTGCAAAACAAATTGTGTTTCCTATGATTGATGATGTTGTGTTTTTGGAAAAGCAGCTTACTGAATTGAAAAAATATCCTTTTATCAGTATCAATCCGGCAAACAAAGCACAGCAAAAAGCAACAGCGGCAGGAAAGCAATACAAAGAGTTTTTGCAGCAATACAATAACTGTATCAAAATATTACTATCTCTTGTAAATAGCGATGCCGGAGATGAAGAAAGCCCACTAAGATTATACATGAAAGAGTTGATGAAAGGTAATGCTTAATACCTTAAATCAAGATTTGTATTTGATACAGTATAGAATCGCAATTAAAAAAGGAGAAATTATAGCCGGTCAGGAACTCATAATGGAGCTTGACCGGTTAATTAATGATCTGGGAAATCCGAGGTATTATTACGACACAACGGAAGCATACAAAAGAATTCATTTTATGGAAGGCTGCATTCGTCTTACAAAATCACCGTTTTACGGAAAACCCATGATTTTAATGTTGTGGCAAAAAGCACTAATTGAAGTTGCATACAGCTTTAAAATGTCCGACACTGACTTTGATAGATTTAAAAAAATTATTTTGTTGATAGCAAGAAAAAACACGAAGTCGGAAACGTGCAGCGCGCTGGCATTATGTGAATTGATTTTTGGGAATGACGGATCGGATATTGTATGCAGTTCTAATGATGATATGCAGGCAAACATTTTGTATGATGCTATTGATACTATGCGACTGATGATAGACCCAAAGCAACAAGATACATGGAGAAATCAACAGTGCATCAGAAATAAAGTGAATAACTCCAAAATTTTCAAATTATCAGACAGAACTAGAAACAAAGAGGGAAGAAATATTGACTTTGCTATTTTAGACGAAGTTCACGAAATGATGAAAAATATTATTTTGAAATCTATAGAGCAAAGTCAGTCTTTAAAAGATAATCCAAAACTCTTCATTATCACAACGGAAGGTTTTGTAAACGATGGTGTACTAGATCATCTACTTATTGACTGTAGAAAAATCATAAACGGAGAAGATGACGGTATCAGCGCAGAAAGAACATTACCTTGGCTATACACACAAGATAGTGAACAAGAAATCTGGCAAGATAAAAGCACATGGATAAAATCAAATCCAACGCTAGGTATTGTAAAGAAGTGGGACTACTTGGAAGAGCAAGTAGATTTGGCGCGTAAAAGTAAGGCGGATAGAATGTTCGTTCTTTCAAAAGATTTTAACTTTAAGCAATCCAATTCCGAAGCATGGCTTATGGAAGAAGATTATAAATATTCTGCTGTATACGATATAGAGGAATTCAGAGATTGTTTTGCACTGGGAGCGGTTGACTTATCAGAAACTACAGATTTAACATGCGCAAAAGTGCTGATTATGAAAAAAGATGATCCAACAAAATATATTTACACTATGTATTTCATACCTGAAAGTAAGTTAGAGTTGTCCAGCGATAGAGAATCGGGGGCAAAATATACAGAATGGGCAAAAGAAGGTTGGCTCACCATTTGCGAAGGAAATGAAATTGATCTATCTATGGTTGCGGATTGGTTCTATAAGCTTTATGAGACATATGGAATACGTACTATTACAACCGGTTACGATCAGAAATTTGCAAAAGACTTTTTAAACCGCATGGAAGAATACGGGTTTGAATTTGAAATGGTTTATCAAAATAAACTTACATTGTCAAATCCTATGAAACTGGTAGAAGCGGATTTAAAAGGGCAGCTTATCAATTATCAGGAAAACCCGATAGACCAATGGTGCCTGGGTAACGCTTCTATGGAAATTGATAACTTCGGTAATGTGATGGCAGTTAAAATTAATAACCAGCAAAACAGAAGAATTGACGGAGCGGTTACGCTGATAATCTTGTATGAAATGTATCGGCGTTATCGTTCTGTTCTTTTAAGAAAGTTGAGGTGATTAAGACGGGGTTTTTAGATATATTCAAGAAAAAATCAAAAGAATATAAATACGCTCAAATGTTAAATGGAAGTATTCCGGTGTTTGCACAGTTTGGAACAAACATTTACGCAAGTGACGTAGTGCAGCAAGCTGTAAACTGCATTGTGCTGGAAATGAAAAAGTTAAATCCTCAACACATACGAGAAATAGAACATGATATTACGCCGGTTGTCAGCGAGGTTCAAAAAGTATTACAGAATCCAAACGAGTTAATGACAACGAGCGAATTTATCGAAAAAATAATGTGGTTAACGATGTTAAATTATAACTGCTTTGTTATCCCTACA